GGGGCTGATAGCTACGACGGCATAAAAAGCTTGTCATGGCGTCTCATGGCCGTCTAGGCGCTACCATGGGCACCCGTAGCACGCTACCAGATGGCTACAGCAACTAGCTCGCATGTTCTAGACTTTTGTCAACATTCGACCTGGTATATAGCGAGCCGGTTGCGGTTGGCCGGCCCCTATTATTATGTATGTAGCCTCTCACGGAATTTACGTTGTTTTGGGTGTCTGTGGTAAGGTAGGGGTCGGTAGCTAGATACTGAGACAGGAGGGCTATAGCTATGCCTGTAGTGGGACGTGGTAAGAAGAAGAAGGAGTTTGCTTACAGCAAGGTTGGTAAGAAGGCGGCGGCGGCGTATAGGAAGAAGTTGGAGAAGAAGAAGAGGTGATTGGGGGAGTTAATGAAGATATGGGGTCAGGAGGTGGGTACGGAGGGTTGGTTGTGCCCAGTCATTGTTGGTCATGTACTAGGAGAGGACTGGGGGTTATGTAATTTGGAGGCGGTCTATTTAGTAATGGGGACGATGTTGTGTAGGGGTCATGCCACGCGATCGAAATGGCTTGAGCCGTCTAAGACCAAGGTATGTACGGCAACGACTCATGTCACTATTGCGGGGATGAATAGATGTTTGTGCGGGGCATCGCTTAGGGAGTAGGGATATATGCCGGCTGGTAGAAAGAAGAAGGGGGATCGTCATCCTGCGGAGATACTGAGGTATTACCGGGATTTGATCGATGATCAGATGACGGAGGTTGGGCAGAAGCTGACGAAGGTGGAGGGGTGGGACAAGTTCAGTTTGAACCAGAGGTTGTATCTGTACGCGAGGGTGGATACCGCAACGCACGTGGCGGCAGCTCGGGACTTGGGTTTGGGAGAGAGGTGGTTGAGGGAGAACCGGAAGGGGAACTCCAACTTTTCGGCGGCGGTGGAGGTCGCGAAGGGCTTGGGGGTCGATCATACGGTTCAGTATCCGCCGGAGGTTCTTAGAAGGGATGCGGACGATTTCCTTATGAGGGTCATGAAGGGCGGTCAAAAGGGGGCTAAGATGAGCGATCGCATAGCCGCCGCTCGAGTGCTGAAAGGGACGCCGCTGGACAAGGTCGTCAAGGGGGATGGGACGATCAGTTCCAACGGACGCGATATGGGAGTCGGCGCGTTGGAGTTTGAGTTTGGACCGGACCGATGAGTATCGACATATCTCGATATTACTCTCCTCACGACGGTCAAAAAGACCTTCACGAGTCCAAGGCCAACGAGAAGTACGTAGAGGCAGCTCGCAGGTGGGGGAAGGGTCGTGGTGCGTTCGGGGAGTTGCTTTTGTGCTACAGGGACTCTCTGAACAGGGAGTACGATTCTGCGAGGGTTCCTCCTGGGATGCACGCCTGGATAGTCGTTCCGGCGATGAATCAGGGGTTGCAGACCTGGCACGAGCTTTTGCAGCTTCTGCCGTCTGCGTTTATCAAGGAGATCAACCGTGCGGAGCGTTTGATCTATCTCAACGGAGTAGACGGCAAAGATCCGAGGTGGGGACTCATAGAGGTGAAGTCCGCACACGACCCCGAGACGTTGCAGAGCGTTGGTTTGGACTTTCTGTGGATGCAAGAGAGCCAGGACATACGCGACGAGGCGTTCGTAAAGGCAAAACCCATGCTCAGGGACAAAAGCAGGATGGGCCGTGCCGTTTACGAAGGGATACCCGCACTATACCCGGAGCACTGGTTCTGGAAAGGGTGCGCGTTCGCGCAAAGGACTACCAATAAAAGGTACTTCTACAAACATGCCACCGTCTATGACAACCCCATGCTCACCGACGAGGACAAAGACGAGGTCGAGACGGACCGAGAGGTCATGCCCGAGTCCGCATGGCGCCGTATGTACCTCGCGGACAGGACCGTAAGCGCCGGCTTTTTCAAAAACGTCGAAAGCTGCATCAAAGGTGACTCCCTCAACGAACCCATACCCGGCCGAAACTACGTTGCGGGCCTCGACCTCGGGGTTAGCAGGGACTTCACCGTCTTGATAGTGATGGACGCAGACTCTAGAGCGGTCGTTTTCCACCATCTATGGGACGGAACCCCATGGCCCCAGGCAAAACACCACATCGCGCTGCTCTGCAAAGAGTGGGGAGTCCAAAACCTCGTGCCCGACGCCTCCGGCATGGGCAAAGCGATGGTCCAAGAGCTTGTAAGTCTGGAGCTTCCCATCGAAGGAGACGGGTACAGCATCACCGGGGCCAATCGAGACGGGCTGCTGTCCACGCTTGTCGTCGCAATGGAAAGAGAGACGATCTCCTTCCCTCCCATACCAGCCCTTTTGAGGCAGCTTCGTGCCTTCCAGTACAGAAGGAGCAGCGGAGGGCTCAGGATAAGGGCTGAGGCCCCTCCGGGAGAGCACGACGACGAGGTCTTTGCCCTTGCACTGTGCCTCGAAGCGTGCAATCCCCCGGAGGATGCTGGTACTATCGGCAGACTGAGTTCCGGTCGGTACATGCCAACGCAACAAGAGATGTACGGCTGGAACGGGAACTCGCTGGGCGCGCAGCTCATGCGGGAACGAAAGGCCAAACGAATACTCGATCGTGCCGAACGCTCAGGAATGCAGATATGAAGACCGTAGGAGGAAACCATGCCCCATCCTAAGAGGAAACCTGCCACCAAGAGTCCACGTAGGACGGCTAGAGTCCCCATGCTCCCCCCGAGTTACCGTAGAGCTGACCTACGACGTGAAGACCCTTACGACCCTATGTCCCCTATGCCTAGACCTACGAAGGCACGGCCTACTTCTACGAAGCCGCTTCCCTACATGCCCCTCCGTAAAAAGATTTTCCCCAAGCTTCGACGCACCATTCCTGGAAGGCACTATAGTACTCCTAGGAGCGTCCCGTCTACCCCAGGGAGAACCGCCTTTACAAACGGAGTCAATGGCAAACGTAAAAGGACTTACTAGGTCGCCCTAGATAAGGGATTCAGATATGAGGAGCTAGCCGATGGTCCTTACGGCAATACGCAATGAAGAGGACATCTTCGAGGTCAAAGGGAGATCTCCCACTCTCGAATCCCTCAAATCGACCAAGTCCGAAGCGGACATCTACTACAGGCAGTTCCATAATCAGTGCGACGAGGAAGAAGACTACTACTATGGGCGGAACCCGATACCGGTTCCCGTCGATATGGCAGTCGATCCGGTGCGACCGGCAACGTCACGCGCCATAATCAACGTCGCCACCGACCACGTAGATGTCTCTAACCCGACCTTTGCAGTCCCTGAGCCCTCCCCAAGGGCTAAAGACCGCGCAGAGAGGCTCAAGAAGTTCTATCAGGGCGTATGGATGCACGTCCCAAAGGCCGTGCTCAATACCGGCGCCAAACACGAGATAGCCTACGGACTGGGATGGCTCAAAGTAACCTTCGACGCAGACCTGTGGCCCAACGCGCCGCAGATGAAAGACTTCCCGTCCGAAAAAGAGTACCGTGAGTCCCTCTCGAAGTTCATGGAAGATAGGAATATCTCCTTCCCCATAAGAGTCGATAACGTAAACCCGAAATATATGACCTGGGACGACTCCCGACTGGGACCGAGATGGGCCTTCGAGTGCTACGAGACTACCGTTAGAGACATACGGCACCGTTTTCCAGAGTGGATGCCCGCAAAAGAGGCGAATTCCTCTGCAACGTGGTCGGAGTTCTGGTCGGAGACCCATGTTGCGTACATGGCGGACGGGGACTTCGTGCTGCCGCCGATGGAGCATAACTACGGGTTTTTGCCCTACGTCCCGATAATACCCGCAACGTCCTTGGACTTTAACTCGGGTAGGCCCGAGCAGAGATATCAGGGCATACTCAAGCCCGTCCACAACCTGCTCGACACCGAGGCGCGTCTGATAACCCAGTACGAAGCGATACTCAGGCAGTACGCATGGCGTACCGTAGACTTCCACGGCAACCGGCAAGAGGCCGAAAACGTCAAGGACGCCTACGAGCTGTTCGGCTCCAAGAACATCGTTACCCGAGGCGTGACGGTAATGCCGTCTCCTCTGATAACGCCCCCTCAAGAGATACTCAACCAGCTATCTATGGTCCAGACCATGATAGAAGAGGCTACGTTCCCCAACGTGGTCAGGGGAATACGTCCCAGCGGCGTTAGCACCGGGTTCGGGATCTCCGTCTTGAGCGGGATGGGCCGTTTGGTCTTCGGCCCTTACGCCGACGGGCTCGCAAGGGCTATGGAAGAGTGCAACAAACGCTTTGCAATGCTGGTGGAGAATAAAATACGAGGCCGCATTACTGTCCGTGCGCGGTCTGAGGTCCACTCCTTCGATCAGTCCATAAGCCCGGACGACATAAAGGGGTTCTACGAGAACCGCGTCTTCTTGAAGGCCGAGGCGCCGGAGGAGAGGGAAAGAGAGTCCATACTGGCCGAACGGCTGTGGAAGTCAGGCATCATAAGCCTGTACGAGGCACAGAAACGCTCCGGTATCACCAACCCGCTAGAGGAGCAGAACCAGATGGCCGCAGAGCGCATCCTGGAGGCCCTCATGCCGCAACAGGTGGAAGAGGCCGCTCGAAGACTCGACCTGCCGGCACAGCTTGGAGCTGCCGCAGACGTTCCCGCAGGGATGAATACCGGCAATCAGTTCTCTCCGGGCCTCTCTCAGCTCCAACGTCCCGGTGAAGCCAATCTCCAACAGGCTCGAGTAGCCTCCAACGAAGGGCAGGAGTCCGTCTTCCCCCAGGGTATTGGAGGTATAGACCTACTCGGTAACCAGCTAGCGTCCGCTACGGGCGGCGGTCGCAGGATGCCTTCAGGACAGCAAGTCCCCTAAGCCCCTACAAGGAGTCGTTACGATGCCCCGAGATATTCATCGCCTTGATCCCCTAAAGCTGCCTATAGATGTGGCACTCGATCGGTTTCACGAGCAAGTAGACATAACCGTGGGCCAAATACGTCCACGCCCTCAAGACGACCCGATATATAAATGGGCTCGAGAGAACGGCATGAACGTCAATGTCCTCAAGAGAGAGAGGCCCTAAATGGCAGCCCCTACAGAACGTGATCTTGGGCTAGACACAGTTCAGCTTAGGCTATACCGGGAACGTATAGCAGCAATCACGGCGATACTCAATGATCGGGCTGGTGGACAGAAAGAGGAGGAGGAGGAGGGTTTATCCTCTCAGACCGAAGCTATGGTCGGTCGCGCCCTCGCAGAACAAAGAGGTCAGCCTGTCTTTAGGCCATTTGATGCCGACCGTTTTGAAAAGCAACAGCGAAAGGCCGAAGTAGAGGGTCCATATACCGAAGAGTACGTCAAAGAGGTCATTTGGGACATAGCACAGGGCATACAATCCCATGCAAGTTTGATTAAACCCCTAGCTGGGGTTGATCCAGAGACTCCAGGGGAGGTGATTCCTCTAAGAACATGGGATAGATCTCCTAA